TCTCTACATTCTCGTAATCCTCAAGTCCCATCCCGCCAAGTGCATCTTCATCTAAAAGATAATTGGTATCATTGACCCTAACTCTGTTAGACTTCGTGAAATCTACTGTAACCCCTTCTATAGTAAAACCCTTTTTCATAATTGTTTATTTATCTTTTAACTACTACAAAGGTAGTACTTTTATTCTATCTGTGCAAGTATTTGTGCTACTTTTTTCGTATTTTCATGTTAAAAAAAGTTATAAACATTCTCAAACGTTTGTCACACAAACGCAATGAGCTATATTTGTGAAAAAGATTATGAAATGGAAACTGAGACGGTAAAGTTAACACAGGTAAAGATTAACAAGGATAACCCTCGTACGATAACGAATGATAAGTTCAATAAGTTAATTAACTCGTTGTTGGTCTTTCCTCGTATGCTGACATTACGCCCTGTCGTTGTCAATGAGCGTATGGAGGCGTTGGGTGGCAACATGCGCACGCACGCATTGAAGGAGATTGCAAAATCAACGATCGATGACATCAGGGACAGGTTGTCCGGGATAGCTGACTTTGCAGCAAAGACACAGGGCGAGAGGGAAGCATTATTAAAATACTGGTCTGACTGGTTAGATAAACCAACCGTTCAGATTGTCCGTGCCGACGGACTGACAGAAGACGAACAGAAGCAGTTTATTATCAAGGACAATGTAGCCTTTGGTCAATGGGACTTTGACGCTCTGGCAAACAAGTGGGATAATGATTTGTTAGGCGATTGGGGCATGGACGTGTGGAATGAGAACCCGGCAGGTCTTCAACCGGCAGCATCGAATGACGGACAGGATAACAACGATGATGAAGATATTGATGATAGTGAAGTGGATAAGCCTGAAAAGCACAGGACATTGGAAGAACGATTTATTATCCCGCCCTTTTCGATATTGAACACAACCGCAGGGCGTTGGCAGCAGCACAAGGATTATTGGCTATCACTTGGCATTAAGTCTGAATTAGGACGTTCAGACGAAACTACATTCGGTGAATATTGCATAGCACCTCGCTTGCTGGATGTCAGAAACAAGTTAAGAGAAAAAATCGGGCATGATCCATCATGGAAAGAGTTTACGGAATATTGCGATGATAACAATATCCCATACCAACATAATACGTCTATATTCGATCCGGTCCTTTGTGAACTCGTTTACAAGTGGTTCTGTACCGAAGGCGGAAAGATATTAGACCCGTTCGCAGGCGGTTCGGTCAGAGGTATAGTCGCATCTAAACTCGGCTATCAGTACTTCGGTCGTGATTTGCGGAAAGAGCAGATAAATGCCAATTGCGAAAATGCAAAAGAAATATTATCTGATGATGAACTGAAACGGGTGCAATGGAATTGCGGTGATTCGACACACATCGATGAGGTATATTCAAAGGACGAAGCGGATTTACTCTTTTCTTGCCCACCGTACGTTGATTTAGAGGTATATTCAAAGGACGAAGCGGATTTGTCTAATATGCCTTATGATAAGTTTCTCAATGCTTACACAGAGATAATACGTAAGGGGTGTGAATGCCTGAAAAACAACCGTTTCGCTGTATTTGTTGTCGGATCAGTCCGCAACAAACAGGGTTTCTTCTATCCTTTCGTTCAGGATACGATAAGGTCCTTCGAATCACAAGGAGTGCATCTATACAACGATATGATACTTGCTAATCAGATTGGATCATTAGCAATGCGTGTAAGCAATCAGTTTTCAAAGAGTAGGAAGATTGGCAAGAGACATCAATATGTTCTTGTGTTCTATAAGGGTGATCCTAAGAAGATACGCGATAATTATCCGGATATAGATTTATCGTATATGGACGATATGACAACAACCGAAGAGGATAAAGATGAAGACGACACAGGTAAGGAAAATTGAATATAGGCAGCACGCAAAGAAAGAGAACAGATTGCCTATCGTGGCGGATATGTACAAAAAAGGATATTCGACAAGGGCGATCCGTGTGGAAGTCATGAAACGTCTTGACCTGAAAACATACTCTCTGCAGACAGTCTGGAAGGATATTCATACTTTGCTTAAGGAATGGCAGAACGACCGTATAAAAGACACGGATCAAGCGGTTCAGTTGGAATTGTCAAGGATTGACGACATCACGCGTGAAGCATGGGCTGCCTGGGACAAATCAAAGAAGGATCAGACAGTAAGAAAGATGAAGAGAAAGGGGTTGCCTAAGGTTTCGGGCGAAAATGGAAGTAATGAAAGCAATGGCATAACGACACTGGAAATAGAGCAGCGGACGGAAGAGGACATCAACTATGGTGATCCTCGTTATCTTGATGTGATCAATAAGCAGAATATCGAACGCAGGAAGCTTCTCGGCCTTTATGCGCCTGAAAAACGTGAATTATCCGGTGGCCTTTCGTTCGGTGATCTCTTAATGTCGACTTCCATTTACAGTGATAAAGATAAAACAGATAGTGATAATGGCGATAACGAATGATAGACACTGATACGATAATACGGAAAAAGGCACAGACGCTATTCACGGCGTGGCGAAAAGACTGGAATAAGTTCGCCAGTGATGTGTTCGATGTCACTCTTGACCCGGAACAACAGGCCGTTATCTCATCAATACAGACAAACCGTCGTGTTAGTGTACGTTCAGGAACCGCGCGCGGTAAGGATTTTCTTTCCGCTGTTGCCGCAATGTGCTTCTTCTATTTGACGCCTAAATGGGATTCGGACGGTAACATGATAGAAAATACTAAAGTCGCACTAACAGCACCGACAGACCGACAGGTAAAGAATATTATGATACCTGAAATAAGTCGTTTATATCATCGAGCAGAAAAGAGAGGAATACAGTTGCCAGGACGACTGAACTCAACAGATATACGAACGGATAGTACAGAATGGTTTCTGACCGGATTCAAGGCAGACGAAAATAACCAGGAAGCATGGTCAGGCTTCCACGCCGTTAATACGATGTTTGTAGTTACCGAGGCAACAGGTATTTCGGATGATACTTTCGATGCTATCGAGGGTAATTTACAGGGGAATTCTCGAATTTTACTTGTATTCAATCCAAATACGACTATCGGATATGCAGCACGTTCGCAGAAGTCAGACCGTTGGCAAAAATTCTGCCTGAACAGTCTGAATGCCGAGAATGTTGTACAAAAGAAAATAGTCATACCCGGACAGGTCGATTATGAATGGGTTAAGGATAAGGTTGTGAACTGGTGTGAGGTTATCCGTGAAGAGGATAAGCGTGATGATATGGACGACTTCAAGTTTGAGGGTATATGGTACCGACCATCAGATTTATTCCGTAAAAAGGTTTTAGGGCAGTTTCCGTTGGCAAACGAGGGCGCATTGATACCGCTAAAGTGGATTGAACTTGCGCAGGAGCGTTGGAAGAAACACATACACACAAATCACAATTATCCACGCATCGGTTGCGATGTTGCCGGTATGGGTCGTGACTGCACGGTATTCTGTTATCGTTTCTACGATTATGTATTCAAGTTCGACAAACATAACTCCGGTGGCAAGGCTGATCACATGAAGGTAGCAGGACATATAGTTAATGATTTCCGTACGACGACCGGTGCCATGGTAATGATAGATACTATCGGAGAGGGTGCAGGCGTATATTCGCGTGTGTTGGAAGTATGTCAGGAAGATGCACGGTTGGCAGGACAGGAAGAAAATGTAATATCGTGTAAATACAGTCAGGCCGCAAAGGACGGAAGCCGTGAACTGACTGATATAACCGGTCAATATACATTTCAGAACATGCGTGCATTCTTGTTTTGGGCCGTACGTGACTGGCTCGACCCCGAAAAAGGAAGTAAAGCGATGTTACCTCCTGGAGGATCATTGACCGAGGAAGCGACCGAAATACAATGGTCATTCCTGTCAAACGGGAAAATCATTATAGAACCAAAGGAAGATATTAAGAAACGGCTAGGACACTCAACGGATGAGTTCGATTCCCTTGCGAACACATTCTATCCACAGGAGCTCTATGAACCGGATAAGGTGAACCCGTATGATCCGAATTATGATCCGGATGCGGATTTATATTATTAATTGATTTAAAAATTTAAAGATATGGACGAAATAGATGAAATATTAGACTTTGCACAACCCGTATCAACGATAATAGGCAAATTAAAGGTTAAGGTTGTCAATCCACCTGATTGGGCACTATTGGAAAAACAATATAATCCGAAACTTCACCCCGTAATGGCGGATAAGGATAATTATCATGACGTGAATACGAGGGGAGGCGTTGTACATGTAGCAAGGATCACTTTAGGTTATCAGAAGTTGGCTACACATCGAATGTCACAACTAACATTCGGCATTCCTGTCAAGCGTATCTATAATGCACAGAACGATGATGAAAAGACCGTTGCTGGCATCATGGAGGATATTTACAAAAAGAATCGAATCAACGCGGTTAACATGAATCGCGGAAGGTATTTTTATGGCGCATGTGAGTTCATGACTATCTGGTACACTCAACCGATGTCGGAAGGGCAATTTACATTCTATGGAGGTCAGAAGTCCAATTATAAGATACGTTGCCGTACCTACTCTCCCATGCTCGGGGATAAACTGTATCCATTGTTTGATGAATACGGCGACATGATAGCTATGTCCGTTGAATATACGCGAAAAGTAGGAACTACACAAAGCACCTATTTCGAAACATTTGCAGCCAATAAACATTATCGATGGGTGCAGGGTACCGGGACATCCGGATGGATGCTCGATGTTGATAACGGCGATCTTGATAACACAATTCCTGAAACAGGTATCGGTAAAATACCTGGAATATATGAGTTCCGACCTGAACCGATATGGGAAGATACGAGTGAAAACATCTTTGAGAATGAGTGGACGCTAAGCCGTAATTCGAACTATCTCCGGAAGAATCTCAAACCGAACTGGGTTATATTCAGTAATAAACCTGTACGTGGCGCAAACGGAAAGGATGAAGATGATAAGATAAGCAGGAATGTTTATCGTTATCCAGCAGACGCAAAGGCAGGATATGTAACATGGGATCAGGCTATTGACAATCTTAAGTTTCAGACTGACACGATCCGCAAGGAATTTTTCGAGCAATGTCAACTCCCAGATATATCATTCGAGAACATGAAGGCTGTTCCAATGTCGGCCGACAGTCGGAAGATGATTCTTGCCGATGCACAACTAAAGGTAACAGAAGAAGAGGGTACATGGCTTGACGCCTTCGATCGTGAAAACAACGTCCTTCGTGCCTTTATCGGAACAATATGGACTAACCTCGCTGATGCTGCCAATTCACTACAGATTGACACAAAGATAACCCCTTATTCTCTTGAATCTGATTCTGACAACATCGATAACGGGACAAAGGCATGTGGTAATCAGGCGATAATGTCACAAAAGAGCGCAATACAACGTTACACAGACATCTCTGATCCGGATGCAGAATTGAAACAGATTCAGGATGAGGAAAATCAGAGAAACACATCGTTACTCGAAAATTCTACTATATAATTGTCATGATTATTTTTGACAGAGATAATAAATTCGACAAAAAGCAACGTGCCAATATCAACGCATTACAGAAAAAGATAAAGGCATTGTTCGATGATTTCAACGCTGAGGCAATACGGTTAGGTGTTGCGTCTAAATTCACAAGCGAGACGGCTATGTTCTCATTCGCGGATTACCCGGCGTTGAATAAGAAGGTCAACGCACTGATGGAATCTTTGTCTGATGCGATGGTTGATGCTATAACTGTCAACGAACAGACCGCATTTGAGTTGTCTGACACAAAAAACACATACTTGATTGATACGTATGCTGCTCTTAGCCCTGAAATTGCAAATAAGGTAACGGATGCATCATCCATTTTCGGTCATAGAGCTATCACGACTATGAAGCAACGTAATCTCGAAGCATGGAGTTCGTTTCAGGACAGGAAAGTAAACGGACTGGACCTGTCCGGACGTATATGGTCAGTGGTAAAGCAGGCAAAGACAGAAGTAGAGCTAACACTTGATACCGGACTTGCAAACGGTGATTCGGCGGCACAGATGGCCCGTGACATCAAACAGTATCTCGTTCAACCTGACAAACTATTCCGTCGTGTCAGGGATAAGCACGGCAATTTGAAACTATCAAAACCAGCTAAAGCATATCATCCAGGGCATGGTATTTATCGTTCGTCATACCGTAATGCACTCCGCCTTGCCGGTACCGAAACGAATATAGCTTATCATACGGCGGATTATAATAGTTGGCTTAATAATATGCTTGTTATCGGTATAAAGGTTATTACGTCCCCGACAAACCACGTCGTTGAAGATATATGTGATGAACTTGCCGGTATATATCCTAAAGACTTTGAATTCGTAGGATGGCACCCGTCTTGCCGATGCCAGGCTTTGGCTATAACGCCCGGAAATGGTTCTGATTGGAAAAATTTCATCAACAGTGGGTGCCCTAGTGATTATAATTTTGATGGTACAGTTAATAACCTCCCATCTAATTTCACGGGTTGGATTGACAAAAACACGGAACGTATCGATGGCATGAAAAAACGAGGAACTTTGCCATATTTCATTAAGCAAAATTCCTCGTTGATAAAAGGTAGGTGACTATAAATCAATCTCCTTTTCTTCAAAGCAAACTATATTCTCTCCTGTGTCATCGAAGATGGCATTTTGGAGTTCGTGCATACAGGTAACTTCCTTTCCTTTGTATAGATAAACTCCTTCTTTTTCCTTTTTAAGAACTCCTTCTTTGAACTTAAAGTTGGATAAATAGCTGTCACTTAGAGGAAATGGAAATAGATACTTATTATCTATTAGCACCATTACATCCACGGCATAGATCGCCTCATTCCAATGCAGCAATACACGATCGCCGATGACTTTATTTACAACGGCCCCAAAATCGTGAAATCTTTCATTTTTGTCTGGCGTAAAGAACACCAAATCATTTCTTCTTAATTTTTTTACATCTATCATAATTACTCTCCTTTCTTTTTATCTACATTTTCTTCAATCTGTATTTTTCCCGAGTAAGTAATATCACCGTTTTTCTCCCTCTTTTCCTTATAATCTACGAATTTATCGAAATTGTAAATCAGAAATTGGGATATTGATTCGATGACATCAAGTTTAGCCTTTGATATTTTTACTATTCTGCTCTCAATGATACCATCTTTGTGAGGGAAATTTACTGTTCTTTCAACAAGATCAAGTTGATCTCCATGCTTTGTATATGCACATCCAATTTTCATCATAATTTTAATCTTCCTGTATTTTCTTTGACATTAAGAACGTTCCGTCATCATATTTCTCAACTATTTTATAGCCACGTTTCTTATACCAATTTACAAGATTTTCGTCTACCACCCAAAGTTGAATTTTCGTGGCATTGTTCTTCATAGCCGAAAGTTCTGCAAGTCTAAGTATTTCAGTCCCCAATCCCCTATTTCTGTAATTTGGGAGAACATCCAAATCATATATGTTAGCCATCATATAAAGAAGGGTATAGGCAATATGTGACAATCCTTTTGTGGATTCCATCGCACGATAATATATAATACCGTTTCTTTCAAATGTCATTTCTACATATTTATTCTTCATATTATATCTCCTTTTTATTTGTTGTTTCATGTTTCTTTTTCTGATTGTTAATGCAAACCGCAATAACACACTCTGTGATGATTTTAACAACTGCCTTGCGACCGGAGTATGATAACGATGATCTCTAAATTCCTGTGACTTAATTACTTCTTTTGTTTCCATAATTATTGCTTATTAGTCTGATTTTTGTTCTCTAAAATTGCTTCCATGATTTTACCGGCTACATATCCTGAAATATAACTATTGACCTCCGTGTCTGGACTTTTTATTCCTATATCCTCTTGTAAAAAGTCAGATATATGTCCCGATTCATGCGTTATTAGTTCGACAAGTTTTGGAAGGTCATTATCTGCCTTATATTCACCGAATATAAAAATCAGATACCCTTGGTTATTTGTCTTTGCATCAGATACACGTATCACATTTCCATTAGCCCTATCTATACATTCATTGTAATCAGATACCCGAAATGTGTCATATCCATCCTGATTACTATTGTAAATCAGAAATCTGTCCTTAACCTCATCGTATGTCGGATTAAGGATAATCCAAAACATCCGTGGAAAAATCGTTAAATCATATTCTTTGATCATAATTAGTTATTTTTATTTACCTTAAACTTATCACAAAACTCAAGAATCCGTAGAATATCCTCTTGAAAGTCAATAACCTGCTTATCAGATATATTCTTTTTTGCTTCTGAAACTACAAACCTCTGATACATAATAATATCCTCAAGAGTATTTACCGTTTCCAATTTTAACTGCTTCATAACTATCTGTAATTATAAATTTTATTTTTAACCCCTTCACGCCTTGCAATAGATGCAAGCATACACAAATCAGATGAATTGTAAGTCGGAATACAGAGTGGCCTTACTATCTCAATTATCTTTCCTTCATCATATTCAAGGAGTCCCCAATTTTCTGGTATTTCTTCTGGTTTAAGCAACCCTGTTGGTGTAAGATAATATCTGTAATTTCCGCACGCATCTTCTTTGTTCTTTCGACAAACCTTATTCTTATCCCTTAAAAAGTCAGAACGACTTACCTTGACTTCTATAATAGATGTATCACACCCGCTTGTCCCCCATACGTCTGCATGGTCTGCCCCGTATGATTCAAGTTCAACGGCGACTATCTTATCATAGTTTATCCATTTGCCGTTCCTGTCTTTCTTTATGTCTTTGTGAAGCCATTTAGCTCCTTCAATACATAATTTATAATGTAAAGAATTAGTAGCACTCATATTAATTCAACTTTAATGTGTATTTTCTTTCCTTCTTCATATAATTTGTATTGATTTTTACACAATAACTTCCCTTCTTCTTGCTGAAAATCATGGCATTTCTTCCTTCCACATGAGCATTTAGTTATACATGCTCCAAGAACATTGCAAAATACTATTCCTCTATAATCACTTCGTTTAGCTTCATATAGAGTGCTAATTCCGTACATTTTGTAATACCACATAGGTTTTGGATATGAAAGACCATCACTTTCGGGTTTTTCTTCGGGGAAATATAACTTTTCTTTGTGTTTCATAATTTTATTTTTTAAACAATTGTTCTTTTGCCCAGTTAAGTTCCCGGATGAATTCCTTTCTTGTCAAAACCGTCTTGTGTCCATCATCCTTTCCAATAGAATGCGTGAAAACAGCATCTTTGCCTGCTGCCTTAATAGCCATTCTGAATGAATCTGATTGTTCAGTCATACAATCATAAGCCCTGTGAATCAGATTGGTATATTCATCGGAACTCCTTTTAATTTCTTTTCCTCTCCAAAAAAGTATCTGTGTTTTCCACCATTTCTTTTTCTTTCCTTTAAATTTTGCTGCTTTTCCAATTAAAAGGCAAACTTCTTTCTGCATATCTGGAGATTTGAATTTCAAAGATTGCAGAAATCCTTCCATTGAATTACATTGAATGCCATCTATAATAAACCGATGTCCTGCAAAATTACTCAAGGCACATCCAGGATAATTATCATTGCTGCCAATATCCATAATTCATTTAATTAATTACCTTTTTATTTACCTCGACAAAATGTTCATAGCTCTTCTTCCTACGCTTAGCCTTAATCTCTTCCTTGTGAGAATCACGGTATGTTTTTGCCTGTACAAGGCGTTCAGCCCTGTTCCGAATATACCGCTCGTGGTCTAACCGCTTTCGCCTCAGAGAGGATAATTCAGTATTAATCATATATTCTTTCTCCTATATGCAAGATAAGCACATGATAATCAGGAGCACCCCATGAACGCTTACCCACACCAACAGAAAGTCTATTCAACTTGAATAGCATGGTACGTTTAGTATAGCCATATCTGAAACGAACGGCATCATAATCAGTAGGATAGTCTCTTTCTAAATAGATGTAAGATGAAAAATCATATCCTGGCTTATTTGTTATGATAGAGCTCCAGTCAATCAACCTGTTAGTCCAGTATGGTTTAATTTCACGGTATTCTTCAGTCTTGATGCCAGATTCAATCATCTGATACCACTGTTTCTTTAAAGGCAAATCAAGTATTTTCATAATCGTTCATCTTAATTGGTTTAAACGTTCCATATACCAATCAAATTTAGCACTTATCCTTCCGTAATAAGAGTCATAAATCATCCTATTATATTCAGCCCTTTCAGATCCTACAAAGAAACTATTACATTTAAATTCATAAAAATCATTCAGATTCTCTAACTCGTTTGAAAAGTATTCGGCTCTTTCTTTATAATATCCCTTAGAAAGTATCTTTTTCCGTAGCTTTTTTATTGTTCTTGCTTTCATATCTATTTTCCTGTATTAAATTATGATGCTTTGCGAAAAGACATGGAGTCTTACCATCAGAACGTAGACCATTACAATCATCAGTGCAATCAACTCCACAATCATACTTTTTTAAGCATGTGCCCCAAAGTGATGATCCACATCCGTCTTCATCTTTTCCGTACCAATGGCAATCTTCGAAAGTCTTACTCTTGTTATATTTCCTATGATGCAATACCGCATCAGGGAATAGTTCTTGTTGCTTCATTCTTTGTCTCCTTATTCTTTCTTTGTTCGATAATCCTTAACTGCTCCTCAATCTGTTCTGTTGTTTTCTTTTCAAATTTAGGACAATGATCAAACCCTTTTATCAAAAGCAAGACCGGCATCATAAGGTTTATCTTACAACCCCGACCATAAGCGTCTGAATAGGTACAGTCATAACAATAGTAATCATTTACGTCAAATGCAGCCATGATTATTTTTCCGTTGTAAAAATTCCTTTGATATAACACACTTTCTCCCTATGTGCATATTACCCGGACAAATGCGGGCTTTCCAGAGCGTCGAAAGATTGCATCCTATCTCATCGACTGTGAAACTATCATAAATGGCAGCCAGAGACCCGAAATAGAACACGGTATTTCCATCATTATGCGGCGGATGATAGAATACAACCCTCGTTACTGTAGCACTTTTCTTCTTTTTTGTTGTTTTCATGTCTTAATTAATGTAAATTATGCGCTTATTATATAAACGTCACAAATATACGTGTTATTTTAAAATAACATACCTTTTTATGCAGTTTTTGTATAAAATTTGCTTGCATTAAAGTATTTTAAAAGTATAATTTACATAAAATCATGCTAAATAAGCGTTTATGATATAAGCGTTTATAATATTTGTGAGTATATTTGGTCTATTATTTTTAACATTTAAGAATTAATAGACATGTCACTTAAACGAAAAACATTAGACGCTCTTAAGGCCAAGGATGACCTGAAAACGTTAGATGAAAAAATCTTAAACAGGATAGCCCTTGTTGCGGTAAAAACTGGAAAGATAAAGACAGAGGATGAGATAGAACAGTATGTTGGTGATCTCACACTCAACGAGGCAGTTGGTATTTATGCCGATAGTAGATCAACTGAGGCAACCCAAACCTTCAAGACCAACTATGAAAAGAAATACAACCTGAAAGACGGAAAATCGTTGACAGCGCACGAATCAGAGGGAACCGAAGAGGAACCAACCGAGGAAACCGAAGAGGAAGGCGGCGAAGGGGACAAAGGCGGCGGAAAAGGGAAGAAAAAGGGAGAAGGCGATAAAGGGAATCAGCCGGACACCGAAAAAGTACCAAAGTACGTGAAAACGATGATGGCTGGAATGAAGGCAATGCAAGATGAACTTGCCGGACTAAAGGCCGAACGCACAGCCGGTACCCGTAAGGAACAGTTTGAGCAAGCAATTGCCGAGGCTGGTCCGAAACTGCAGGAACGATTGAGACGTGCCTACAAGCGGATGACATTCAAGGACGATGATGATTTCAAATCATACCTAGATGAGGTCGGGGATGATATTGATGAATCACCGGAGGAGACCGGAACGGACGAAAGCGGGCAGCAGCAACCGGTTCCGGGAGGTGCCGTAATCGTAGGCGGAAATGTAAAGCCCGCAAATATTATCAGCAGGCCCAAGGGCGGAATGCGGACACCACCGGCTTACAAACCTAATCCGGAGGTGCAGCGGAGGGTTGACGCACGAAAGAACGTGCAACCAGCCGTGGATCCTATTCAGGGTCTTCCAAAAAACAACCTTGCCCAACCGACTAACAATTAAAAGAAAGGAAAAAGATGAATAATACATTTCAATATGTAGCAGCCGAAAATCCCGATCCAATCAGGATTGAGAAATCCGTTGCAGGCAGTCAGGGACTTATTGTTGATCCCGGATTCGACGCAGCAGAATCAACGGCCGTTGCATTGGATGCGGACGGATACCGGTACGATGTCATCAAGGGTTATCGTCTCGTTGCAGCAGTTGCTCAATCAGACACGACAATCAAGATAGCAAAAGGGAGCGGTATCGCCAAAGGTGATTTTTTGGGCTATGGCACTTTAGCCGTAGCGTGTACGGCAGTAGATCAGTCTAATGCCGACTATGATCTCGTTACGGTCACGATGGGTATTGCCATCGCAGCCGGTGAAGTGCTCTATCAGGCTTCGGCAGCATCGGCAGATGCGGCACAGATTATCCAGACCCCTGTTTATGTCCTCGGTACTCCCGTGGACGGTGGAAACGGTGATCAGGAGGCAGCATTGATAGCAATAGGCACATTGAGAAAAGAAACATGCTGTATCGGAAAAGATGTGGCAGCTAAATTGGGAACCATTAAATTAGTATAGAAATGGGAAATATGTATAAACCGCTCTTTGACCTTGATCAAAGAGACGTACAATTGGAGGTCAACTCCTATCAACCAGGATTAGGGCTGGCATGGCGCCAGCTATTCCCCCTCAAATATACCCCTAAGTTCGATTTGAAGGGCATTGAGGGCGATGAGGGAATCCCAGTATCAGCCGACCGTGTGGCATTCAGTGTGTCAGCTCCATTGAAAACCCGTAAAAAGGTAGGTACATGGAACGGGGAATTACATAAGATTTCGATCGGAAGAATCAAAGATGAAAAGGCCATCAACAACTACAGAGACCTTAAAGCTATTGCAGCAGCAAATCCAACAGATGTAGCAACCGCTCAATATCTCGTTGATATGGTCTTTGATGACATTAAATTTTGCAACGATGGCATGGACTATCGTGTTGAAGCAGATTCTATGCGAATTGGATCGTCAGGACAACTTGCAATGAGCAAAACATTTGACGGTGAAATGGCATCCGAGGACACTATCAATTTCAATGTACCTACTGATCAGTTTGTCGGTGCAAATACTATCTGGTCTAATTCCGCCACCGCAGACGGTTTAGGAGACATAATTGCGGCACAAAAGCAGATTGCTAAGAAAGGAGTTCAGAAGCCTATGTTCGCGATCATGGATCAGGTGGCCTTCGACTATCTTTCATCTCAGACTAAGACCGCAACACGTATTGCATCAGCACTGGCCAAGGCAACCGGTCTTGATGTGACTACCGAGGTAGACATTGACGGTATCAATGCTTATATGCGCAAGCATAATTATCCTCAGATATTGGTCATTGACCCGTATGTAACGATTGAGGATAAGGACGGGAAAAAGCATACCGAGAAACCTTGGAATACCAACGTTGTAACTCTTACCCCTACCGCACAGCTAGGATGGACCTATTATAAACCTGTTCCAATCGTCAACGGAACGGCAGCAGTACAGACACAGGGGACTTATTACAAGATTACAGTTTCATCTGATGTCGATCCTATGCAGGAAAAGACAATCGGTGAAGCGTATGTACAGCCGGCACTTATTAACCGTGCGTCTCTGGTATTTCTGAATACCCTTAAGACGACATGGAATGGTGGCGCATCTTAAATGATTGAACTATGACTGTGAAAGATTCACTTTCCGGAATAACAAACTATCCAATACCCCCGACGGTCATTGAAAATGCCGTCGAGGATAACGGATTGGACGATACGGCAATAGCAACGCAGGAAGTCCGTGCAAGCAAGACATATCAACTGGCACTTGCGGAAGTATATGATTTCCTGGCAACCGCTCCTACAGTACAACAATCGGGCGTTGTAATCACTATCAGTGACAGCCAACGCCTGATATATTCCGATAAGGCACAATCGATAAGGTCTAAGTTTGATGTTGACAGTGATACGGTGTATGGTTATCAAGGTAATAATCTATGTTAGCTAATATCGATGGTTATATAGTACCGGTGTCAACGACCGGGGGCGGTCAGGATGATGATGGGAATCCCATTCCTGTTGCCGATACCGATAGTGATCCGGTAAGTTGCTATTTCAATACTAATAAGTATGAGCATAACGGGACTTATGACGGTGGTAAATTTACCGTCGCAAGTTTCTATATATTCATTGACGGAGGCGCAGAGGTTACTTACAAAAAACTCAAGCTGTTTGACAAATCCGGCAGGCAGATAGGTAGTAGCACCTTTGAAATACAGAATGTACAATATCTCGATGTTACCGGTTGCACGAAAATCACAATCTGAATATTATGCCAATAACGGTTGAAATGAACGGAAAGCCGTTCGGTGAATGGCTGAATGCCAGAATCGAAGGCAAAGAAAGGCAGATTATAGCAATCCTAGAAAAGGTTGGTATTGACTGTCTGTCAGAAGCACGTTCAGTAAGGAGCTATAAGGATCGGACGGGTAACCTTCGTTCTTCAACCGGTTTTGCGGTCGTATTCAAAGGACAGGTCGTGAACCAAAGTAATTTCGATGCGGTATCCGTTCCTCCAGGGACAATACAGGAGGACGTAAAGGATAAGAACGGAAATATATCTAAGGCTAATGTCAAGATCGGCGGTGATGGTTCGCAAGGTGTTCAATCCGGTAAAGAATTACTCGAATCACTTTGCTCACAGGAATCCGGTACGGCACTGATATTCGTAGCCGGAATGAACTATGCAAAGTACGTTGAAGCTAAAAAGTTCGATGTATTGGAAAGTGCCGGTGAACTGGCAAGAAAACAAATAAAAAATGAATTGAACACGATTTTTAAAGACTAAATAGGAATGACAAAATATGCAACTTCATCAGATATTTTAGAGGACCTTTATCACGTTCTTAAACCGTTTCTCGCTGCTAAAATCAGTGGCACGGTTTATTATCCTGACAGTCGTCCCCTGAACTCAACACTTGAAGATGCAGTAATAGGATTTTCAAACGGTGATGCGGAACAGATTCAGACTGGAGACCTTCACGTTAATGTGTTCGTCCCCGATATTGACAACGGTTCAGGCACAAAGGTACCGAACACCGGCCGATTGCATACGATAGCCGGTTACGGTGATGACATTATAGATGATCTCAACACAACATACGTTGATGACTATCTATTCAAACTAAGCAAGGCAACGGATTTCTTTGCGGAAACAAGTACGCAGGAGCATTTTGTCGCCTTTTACATCAATTTTCAAAGAAAAACATTTTAAATTTTAAAGATTATGGCAGATGCAAATGCAAAATTAATAATGGCATGGTCTAAATGCGCAATCACAATAGGTGCAACCGGAGCATCAGATGCAATGGGATCATCTCTGGTCAACATCGGGACTATCAAGGATAAGTCCACGACACTGGAATCAACTGACGGAGATGAACTGAAAGCAGTGGCAACAGGCGGCAATATTGTAGGCGAGGATCACTTAGACGGAACAGTCCTTTTGAAGACAACCGTCATGGAGCCAACTGATGCCCTGTATACACTATTGGGACTTGGCGAGGTCAACGCAACCGACAACGGATTCGACGTAAAGACGCACGTTGCCGTGGGTGATTTCTCTGCTCAGGTAGACCCGAATAATGTCGGGGCAAGAGGTATCAAGGCACCTTTGTGCCACATCGTTACAAAGCCGTCCTTCGCAGAGGATGCCGGCAATGCGATTGACCTTGAAATAACAATCCTCAAAAGCGTTATTACCGGTCTTTGGTACAAACGATACACAAAGGCAGCACCGGCATCGGCAGGAGCTTAATTATCCATAATAATAAGTGCTGATAGCTATCGTCCAAAATGATTAGGGCACCGTACGGGAGCGTACGGATATTGGAGTTCGATTCTCCATAGCTATCCTATTTTATAAAAACATTAAAACACATTATTATGGATCATCGCAAAAAGACAATAGAGGAGCGTACCGGCGATGCTGTTTTACAGACATCACAGACCATACAATTAGGCGGCAAGACCTACGAGGTTGCTAAGCCGACGGTCGCAACGGTTATACGCCTGTCTGAACTCACTTCACATCTTACGGATGCGAAGATAGGGAAGGACACAAAGATTCTTTCCTATGTTCTCGAAAACGCCAAAGACTGTACCGTTATCGGGGAGATAATAGCCACGCTTATCTGTGGCTATCATAAAATCACAAAGAGGCCTTTCCTAGGACTATTCAAAAAGAGAATCAACCCTGTCAAAAAACTTTCCAGGACAATACTCGAACAGTGTTCACCGGCTGAACTGAATGCTGCCGTTGTCAAGTTGCTCGGGATGCAGCAGATAGCTTTTTTTTTCTCAACTATAACTTCCCTGCGAGAAAAAAATATTCTAAAGCCGACGAAGAAAAAAGACGAAAAAACGGAGAATTGAACGATAGTATCTGGGCGGTTGTCCTCGGCGCATCGAAAAACCTCGGCGTAACACCCGACTATATCCTTTACGGCATGACATACGAAAATCTGATACTCTACAGCATGACCATACCGGAAATGGATTTTGATAAGGATAAAAAGAAAGAAAATGACAGATGGACGGAAGAATGCGACCGTTTGGACGCAAACGTACCGGACAATAAAAATATAGGATAATATGGCAGACGACGACGGATCATTAATGTTTAAGATTGGCCTTGATGCGGGACAGATGAAAGTCCAACTTCAGGACGCAAATGGTCAATGGCAGGACTTCGTTGCAGGAGTGCAAAAAGGAGGGACGGTTGTTGATTCGTCGGTTAATACGGCCGGTAATTCATTCAAGAAACTTAACGACGACATCAATTCGCAGATGGCTGGAATAAACTCTACCATGTCACAGTTCAAGGGATTGGTCGCAGGGTATTTCTCCGTTGACGCGATGAAGCATTTCGTCGATGAGGTAATCCATGTCCGGGGGGAAATGGAGAGCCTTCAGGTAACGCTTGAAACGTTGACAGGAAGTAAAGCCGTCGGCAGCAATATGTTCAAGCAGTTCGAGGAATATTCCTACAAAACCCCTTTGCTTGTTACCGACTTTGCGAATGCTGCCAAGACCATGCTCGCGTACGGCATGGATACACAGCAGATCATGCCGACAATCAAGGAACTGGGTGATGTCTCTATGGGTAATAGCGAAAAGTTGCAATCGCTGGCTATGTCCTTCGGACGTGTTTCATCAGAAGGGTCTATGTCTGCACGCGAACTTCGGGAAATGATTTTTGCCGGATTCAATCCATTGAAAATCATATCCGAACAGACGGGTAAGTCGATGGCGGATTTGAAAAAAGAAATGGCAAGCGGTGGGATAACGGCCGCACAGGTTGCTGATGCCTTCAAGGTTGCAACGAGCAAGGGCGGTCAGTTCTATCAGATGGCAGAGAAACAGTCAAAGACCGTCGGCGGCGCAATGTCAAATCTTAAGGCTACAATAGAAGCTAATCTGAATGCAATAGGTACGAGCAACGAAGGTTTGATTATGAACGGCATTCACGATGTATCGTCGTTGGTAAGCCACTATGAGCAGATTGGAGAGGTTCTCGCAGGGCTGATTGCTACCTATGGAGCATACAAGGCTGCCGTTATGGTCGTGACAGCAGTTCAAAGTCTTGCAACAGAGGGGATAGGCGCCATGAATATGGCCATGCGCATACATTATGCATGGATCGTTATTACAGAAAAGGCACAGTCTTTACTCAACAAGACCATGCTTGCCAACCCTTACGTCCTCGCCGCTACTGCCATTACAGCTATGAGTGCGGCCCTTATTGTCTCTGCCACTGATGCAGATAAGGCTGATTCAGGCATAAAGGCATATAAAAAGGAGGTTGAACAGGCTACACAGGCAGAGCAAGATCATAAAGAGAAGATAAACAATCTAATATCTGTTGCAGAGGACGAACAGTCATCGACTGATGACCGTCGAAAGGCTCTTATACGACTTGAGACAGCCTATCCGGGTATCTTCAAAAAATATAAGACCGAGGAAGATATGTTACGCAATATCCTGAAAATAAAGCAGGAGATAGCGGCCGAAGATGATCGGCGGGCTGGCGCCAAATCAAGACAGGATTTATCGGATATAAATAATAAGATAAAAAAGGAAAGGAAGGCAATTACAGATGCCACCCTTCATGGGGGCGGTCAGGGAGTTCTGGCAATGCGGAATCAGTTGGACTCTGATTTAAAAAAACAGGCATTGATGCAGAAGGGACTTTCTGAAAAGCAAAGAGAAAATGTCATGTCGAATCTCAGTGGCTATTCGATGACAACGCTGAAAAAGGAATATTCCGCCCGCGTGAGGGCTGGAAGGAGAGCCAGAAATTCGCAGAAGTTAGGCGGCAAGATTCGGTCCGTACGGATAACAAACGGCATTGCGCCCGGATGGAAATCATTGGATATGAATGATGAGGAGACACAGGCCATTGCCCGTGAAATCAATAGTCGCGGGGCAGGCCATCCGACATATAGATCTGATTCCAAAAAGGCATTGATCCATTGGGAAAAAACAAAAGCAAGACTTAAGAAATTGCAAAACAGTGCCACCGCAACTACCAAGCAGGTACAGGACGCAATGAAAGATGTACAGTCGGCTTCCGAGGATTACAAGGGGATAACCGGAATCACACCCGAAAACCTGGCTAAAAAGGAAACATCAGCATCCAAACATGCCGAAACAGAGAGGAAAAGAAGGCAAAGAGAAGCACAGACCGCGCATGATAAGGCGGCCGAGCAATACAATACCACCCAGCAACAGACGGAACAGCTAAGACAGCAATCCGCACAGACAAAGCAGGAAATGGCGCAGGAAGAGGTAGGCATTCAGCAGAACACCGTCGATGTCATGAAGGATGGCCTGCAGAAGGAACTGGCACAAATTGACCTGAACTATAATAAGTCAATCGAGGAAATACAGAAAAAGAGAAATGACTGGGTAAAAGAACTCCAAAAGACGATGGATCTTCAATTTGAGAAGGCACATCCGAATTGGAAAAAACAGAAATTGGCCCACCCCGTGGCTACTTATAATGACCTTTCAGAGGAGCAGAAATCCATCCTGTCAACAGAGACGGAGCAGGCCGCAACGACAAAGAGCGTCGGTACTGCTAATGTCTATAAGAATCTTTTAACGCAATATGCCAACTATGAACAGCAGCGAGAGAATATCCGTAAGAAATATGCCAAGGATCGTGAATCCCTGAATACGGCAACGGACGAAAATGGAAACAAGTTGACAGCAAAGGCACTGGCTGACTATCAGGCAGAACTGGACCGTCAGGAAAAGCAGGCAATCAAGCAGGTAGACGATGCCGAAATATCCCAGGTATACAAGGATAATAACCTGTTCGTGAAGTTGTTCGGTGACACGTCTCAGGAAAGCGTTGCGGAGATACAGAAGATTATCGACAAAGTCCGTGAACTCCTTGAATACCTGCAGGCCCCGAAAGATGCAAACGGAAACGGTATCATCGACGCCAAAAAAGGCAAATTCATTACGAAAGACACCATTACGAAAGATACAGGGCTTTCAAATGAAACTTTGACCAATTTGGAGAATGATCCTGAAAAACTAGCATCTATTCAAAAGCAACTTGAACAGCTCCTTACTACTTTACAGCAAAATGCTCCATTCGAAGCCTTTTCATCTAATATTTTAAGAGCAATTGAAAAAATCAAAAAAGGTGGAGATGTATTAGATGACAAAGGAAATGATACAGGCATTTCTAATATTAGCCAAGGTATCATTGATATAGGGGACGCTATACAGAAAGTTACTCCTTCAGTAAGTAAACTAGGAAACAGTTTATCTCAAATATTCGATAAAGGGTCATCTAAGGGCGGTCGAATGGCCGATCAGATAAATACGGTTGTCAACATATTGGGGTCTGTAGGCACGTCGGCAAAAGGCGTCGGAGAGATTATGTCGGGTGATGTCGTAGATGGCATAGCAGATACGGTAAATGGCATTGGCAATCTTTTTTCTATGGCCAACAGTGCGGCAAAAAGGCATAAAGAGGCACTTAAGGCCATCATGAACGAGGAGATAGCGCAACAACGTGAATATAATCAGCTCCTCGTACAGCAGAACCTTGAATATGAACAGGGAACAACCGCCTTCGGAACAGACGCATACGGAAAGGCTTCCAACGCCGTAACTGAATATGGAGAGGTGACCAAGGAACTGAAATCGGCGCAAAGCAGCTTAAGCAGCATATCTATCATAACCGGACACAAGAAGACCGGATTGTTCGGTTGGGGGAAAGGTAAGGATGTTTATAGTTCACTATTATCTCAATATCCTGAACTGATAGACAGCGCAGGCAAGTTCAATGATGAGTTGGCCGAATCAATCATCAACACCCGAAAGATGTCGGATGAGGATAAGGCTACATTGCAGAATGCCATCGATCTTTACAAGGATCAGCAGGACGCACTGACACAAATGCGCGATTATCTGTCAAGTATCTTTGGAGACCTCGGAAGTACAATTACAGATGTACTTGTTTCAGCATTTGAGCATGGCACTGATGCGGCAACGAAGATGACGGATTCCATTTCCGACATGTTATCCAAGTTGGCCGAGCAGATGGTATATGACGTAACTTTCGAGCCTTTTATTGAGACGGCACAGAAGCAACTTGAATCGATCATGGAAAATACCGGCCTTACCGACACTGATAAGTTCACGAAAGAGACACAGGTACTACAGACATTGTTCAGCTCCATATCAGGAAATGAGCAGAAAGGCCTGGACCTGTTGGCAGAGGTCAAGAAGATAGGCGAGGAATATGGTTTTGACCTTTTCCAGGATAGTTCACGGTCGGCAACAACATCCTCGGCTGTAACTGCTTCGCAGGACAGTGTTGATGAAATTGCAGGGCGAGAAACGGCAATACAGGAATATTCGAAGAAATCATCCGACAGTCTGTTATTACTCGTTTCCGTCGGCAATCAGGCATTGGATCACCTGGCCGGTATAGACAAAAATACGAAAAGTATAGACGGACGGATCTATGATATGCAAAAAGACATTACAACGATGCGCAAGGGCATCGACCGGATAAACGATTATGGAATAGATTTGAAGAAATGATGAATTACGGACGATTTACATTAGACGGTTCAGACGCGTACGACAAATACGGAGTATTCGTCGCAAACGACGGATATGCGGCTCTTTTGTCTTATCCGGCATTGAAGGCCATAGACGAAAATACGTGGCCCGAATTGAATGGTGTCGATCCTGACCTGATGTCCCCTGAACTTGACACACGTTCATTTCAGATACCGTTCTATTCAAAAACCGTCAATAGCATTCAGGATTTTTACAAGGATATTTCAGAGGGCGCATTCCACACATTTTGCTTCACCGAATTGGGCGGTTTGTCTTTGCCCCTTCGTATGGTCCAACAGGACAATCAGACACTTTTTCCGCATATAGGATCCTTCACGCTAACGTTCGCCGACGATACGCCATTCGTTGAAAATTATGCGTACGACAAACCGGACGCGTCTACTTTCCTTACGCCTCCACAGTCGGGCTATCAGATAGACGATCTGAAACTATCTGACTTAGGCATCTATGTACTGAATGCACAGGACATCTATCAGATGCCAACGGTAAAACAGAATCTACTTATCAACAACCCGACGAATAACGGTGCAACATACGACGGAAAGAGTGTGCTATTCAGTAAAAAGGAATTGACGTTGAAATGCTGGGCGAGATATACGACACCGGCAGCGATGATAGTGGCTCTCAACGCTTTTGTGCATGACCTACTGCAGACGACCGAAAAGACAGATACGGACGGAACGGTCTATAACGATGCCTTGCACGAGTTATTACTCGCAGATACGAATGAGGACTATCCATTCTACTATGGCCAACTGACTGTAACGAAATTCCAGATTCTCTCGAACGGTACGGTCTGGGTTGAGTTTGACCTGAAACTTGAACTGACCGCAATGGATGTTGACGGCGAGATTTACCTTTTGGCGACCGAGGACGGACAGTTCTATATACAAACCGAGGACGGACAATATTACATTAATCTGAATAAATATGTCGATAAAGAGTAAGACAATATCAAGTTTAGACCTTACGGATAGCTTGACAGGATTATCAACCTTAGGTACAAAGGTCATCAATGGAATCCAGACAAGTGTGCGTGTGAGCCTGGAACTCCTGCAAACTGCCTATAACAATATGCTGACCGCTATAGGTTTGGCTAACACCGCTGTGACAAATGCGAAGAATGCCACGGACGCCGCTAATACGGCAGCTACGGCAGCACAGAATGCGGCAGCATACGCAGCACAACAGGCAGGAGCGATTAACGGCATTGACCGCAAACCGGCAACTCTATATGCAATTGACGAAATAACCGTTCCTGTCGGATCATCGCCTGTGCTACTTAAAAAGCTATATCCGGAAAGCGCAAACCAAAGCGTTGTTTTTCAGGTTTATTCTGGTACGGCTCAAATCAGCCCCGACGGAACATTGACATCACAGACCGTTGGCGATGTAATCGTGAATGTCATATCGACTGAATCATCCGTGATATGGCGGCAGATAACCGTTCATGTCCGTGCGCTCGAGGCTCGGATCGCCGAGGACGGAACTGCACGAACATCAGAAGATGGAACGGCAATAGAATGTTGAACAATTTAAAATTATAAGGATATGAAAATATCAGAAATGACATCAGTGTCCGCATTGCAGGGCAGTGAATTGATTGAAATTGTACAGGACGGGGTATCGCATAAGGCTACACTCAATGACCTTTGGAACGCATCTCCTAATGCGGCCGGAGTATATCCTGACGTACCTTTGAACAGGGTAACGATCAAGCGTTTTTCAGGACAAACGGCAACGAATATTACCCTATCCGATAATGTCGGGTTGGTTGACATGATAAAAAAGACAGCTTATCCGGTATTGTTGGATAGAAACAGTAAGATCGCCGCATATCTTAACGGCTCTGATATAACAAAGACTGTTGACGGACTTCCTGCAACACTGAATGACTGGACGATCCAGGTCATGACGCGTGTGGGAGGATTCTACACAAAGTACGAATATGATGCAACGAACAACATCAAGATATTCAAGTATTCACCTTTCAAGGTTTCAGGTTATCGTTATGTCCGTCGCAGATTCTTGAACTGCTATGGTGGTACGGTTGTAACGAACGGTTCTACACAATATCTTGTATCTAATTCAGGGCAATGGACAACACAGAATTACAATATTCAACAATATCATGCCTTTGCAAAGAATCTCGGATCATCATACCGTGAGATTGCATTACAGGATACAGAGGTTTACCGGATATACTTTTGGTTGATGCACCTTACATTCAACTCACAATCAGTCTATAACGGAGTGGTCGGCATCGATTGGAATAAATGGTGGAATACAGCTAATTCCGCCTCCGGTGCATCCAACTGCGGCCAGTTTTTTCAAACCGGCGTCACAAACGCTATTGCAGGGCACGAAGGACAACAGTCACAGACATATACATACGGCGATAATACAACCGTGCAAATCAGCCCTTACAAATTTCTTTGGCGTGAGGGAATGATGTCGGGTCCGTATTGGATTTGGAATACAGGATATATCAAGAAAAACGGCATCTGGTACAAGCCGAACGACCTTGCAAACATTGCTTTTGATGTTACTAACAATTATACCGAATTGTGTGCTGATTGTCCTAATTCAGGTTGGCAATTAGAGGAGTATGAAGATACAATGATTCCTACACAAGTAGGCGGTTCGGATACCACAGGGCATTCGGATTATTATTGGCGGAATGGAACTGATACCAAGGATGATGTATACGCCTCGCTTTGCGTCGGTGGTGCGAACTACGGTTCCTATGTCGGTTTGTCGTGTTTGAACTCGGGCAGCGGTGTTTCGTACGCGAACGCGAATTTCGGGGGTGCTCTCGCTTCCGATGACCCGACAGACCCGACCCCCGACGGCACGGTGGCGTCATGACGAAATTGAAATCGAAATCGGCGCGATTTTAATCGCGCTCCTCTCGTTAGCTTTTCCCCGAACGCCTCGCTTTGCGTCGGTAGTGCGAACAACGGTTCCAATGTCGGTTTGTCGTGTTTGAACTCGAACAACGATGTTTCGTACACGAACGCGAATTACGGGGGTGCTCTAACTCCTAATAAATTGCAGATTTTAAAAAACAGAAATATACATCAGGGGATAGGCTACACTAATTAAGTGAAACTATGCTGCAACATCGGACGGTTAGTAGCGATAAAAATGTTTGAAAGCCGGCCGTTCAAAAGGAAGCGAATGTATGCTCCTTGAAAACAGAAAAGAAATGAAAAGAAAGTTTGTTGACATACGGAAAATAGCATGTTATGACAATCTCTATAATGATTGGCTTTCGTGCAGCCACGGGGATGGCAAGGACCGCCGCCGGGATATTATCAAATATGGCAAGGATCTACAGACTAATCTCTTAAGACTACAGAAAAGGTTGCTTTCAGGTACTTGGAAGCCTGATAAAGGACGGACTTTCACAATCCTTACAGAGGGTAAATGGCGTGAAATACATACCGTTGGCGTTGATGACCGAATTGTTCACCAGGCTATTGTCAGGGAATTTAATCTGCAACAAAAATTCATAAACCGGACATTCGGGAGTATCAAAGGACGCGGCACGCTTCGCGCTAATAAACAGGTACGCCGTGATATTCGAAGGAGCGGTTACGAATATGCTATCAAGATGGATGTACACAAGTATTATCCATCGGTATTGAAATCAAAACTGATAGAACTATTACGATTGAAATATAAGGGTGAAAAATCCCTACGGTTAGCCGAATCAGTTATCAATAGCTATAATCCGGATGAAGAGAGGGGAATTTCTATCGGTGCTCTTACATCACAGAACTTCGGTAATTTCTACCTCACGCCGTTTGACTATTTCGTTTTGCAGGATTTGAAGGTCAGATATTACAGTCGCTATGTTGATGATATGATTATCCTTTGCAGGGATAAGACACAGGCATCCGTTTGGATTCCACAGCTAAAGAAGAAAGCTGCCGAATTCGGACTGACATTCGGCAAGATAGACCTTTTTCCAATTGACAAAAGGAGAATAGACTTTTGCGGTTACGCTATAAATAAAGATTCGATAAGAGTACGTAAGGGAACAATAAAGAGATTTTCCAAAAAACTTAATTCCCTTCAAAATAGACCACGCAATCCTATGTATGAGCGTAATTGTGTGGAGAGCTATTTAGGCATACTGAAATATGCGGACAGTTATAGGATTACTAACATTTTAAAACAAAAATACAATGAAGTTTTTAAACGAGTCAACAGATACGCCACGCGAAAAGGACGTAATGAAATTAGAACTGCGTGTGCCTGATCCTGGCACGAACGAATATCGCCGTTATTTCAACCACCGCACCGTGCAGCAGTCACAGAATGATACTGTAGACGGCAATACGACAGAGAAGCAGATAACCGTTCCGTGTGCCGATTATGTAGCCGTATTGAGTGACCACGATCCAACGGATGACGAATGGACTGCCGTTCTTTCCGCAAATGGTTATACGGCTGATCAGATTACGGCTATCCTGAAAGGAGAATAAGGGAATGAAAATCAAGGATATTTCAGTCAAATACAGGGGCGGATTCAAAGGCCTCTATATTGATGTGGGAACGCTTATACGCAAGCAGATTCCATTTGATGTCGTTGATTTCATCCGCGGAAAATCATGCGTCCATGACTGTGAATCTTATTGCCGGATGCAGATACGCATCAACGGAAAGCTGTATGTTACCTGGCATTCATCTGAAATACTGACTAATTTTCTTGAGGACTGCCGGGCGCAGGAAACGGACGAAAAGAAGATATTCCCGATCGAGGATTGTATGATGGTTGTCGGAGAGGACCGGGGTTATTACCTACAGGACGCTTCCGGCATCGAAACTACTTTTACGGATAAGGATATTGAACGCCTTATCCGCCAGAAAAGAAGAAAATAAAATAAGAGAAAATGATAACACTATATGATAGCACGGGCACGAAGCTGTATGATCTGGACGTTACGGATGAATCATACAGTAACAAGGCTATAATGTCTGATGACCAGTTGACATTGAACTTTTCGAGTACTGATTATTACGACATACCTGTCGGGGCTTATTGCTCATTCGGAGGAACAAAATATACCTTGCTAAGTGAGGCTAACTTCACGAAACATGGCACGCGCAACTTTGAATATTCATTGGTACTTGATGTTGACGGTGCAGGCCTGAAGCATTGGATGGTTCGTGATTCAGACGGCCGGTTATCATTTTCCTATACAGGCAAACCCGCAGAGATATTACAGTTCCTCGTTGACAATTGTAACCGTCATACAACTGGATGGACGGTCGGTAATTGCATTGATGATGACGATATAACCGTTACGTTTTCACATACCTATATCTCGGATGCTCTTAAGCAGTTGGCAGACACGGAAGAAACCGAGTACGAAATCAAAGGAAAAGCATTGTCTTTGTGGAAAATAAAGTATAACGAAGACAACCCGATCACGTTGCAATACGGTGAGGGGAATGCGTTCAAGGTCGACGTAAAGCGTGAAAAGACCGATACACAGATAGATGTCCTTCTGCCAGAGACGTCAGATCGGAATATTGATTACAGCAAAACTGGACACAAAGAACTTCTATTGCCTTTGGCACAGACATTAGGCTATGACGGTACTCATTATGACAATGAGACTGGCTATGACAGCACGAAGGCACGGACATACAAAAGCTCTGATGATGGTTATTCCATTATGCGGTCTGATAATACTAATGTCAACGGGCATGAAGTCGGCCTTGATTGCTCAAAGATTTATCCGTCCCGCACAGGCACGGTCTCCTCGGTAGCCGAGGTTGACCGGAACGGCCACCTCTATGATATTGTTGATTCCGCTATACCCGAAGATCTTGACTTTTCGAAATATATTATCGATGGCAATAATATGACCGTCATCTTTCAGTCCGGTATGCTGGCCGAAAAAGAGTTCGACGTATCGTATCATCATACGGCCGTCGGAGCTAAGGCAGCAAAACGGTTTGAAATTGTCGCACAGGCATTCGACGGTATCACGATGCCGGACTATGGCACGGGCTACCTCCCTGCAGTCGGTGACAAATATATTGTGTTCGGCGTTCAACTACCTGATGCCTATATCTGTGACAATCCTACAAAGACAGGCGCGTCGTGGGACGTTTTCCGAAAATGCGCAAAATACATGTTTGACCACGAGGACAAAAAATTCACATTTTCAGGCAGCATAAACCCCGTGTGGGCACACCGCCGTTGGAACAATGTAGGCGGTAAGTTCATATTGGGCGGTTATGCGCAGGTAGTTGACGAACAATTTATGCCGGACGGATCACCCGTGCGGATAACGGCAATCAAACAATATGTCAACCATCCGTACAGACCTGAAATTACTTTGTCAAATGATGTCACGGGCGGAATGGCAACAACGGCAATACAGAAGGCAGAAAATCAGAAAGTAACGATAGACGAAAGCAGTAAGCAGTCGGTACGCTATACTAACAGACGGTTCCGTGATGCACAGGAGACAATATCAATGTTATCTGCAGCAATAGACAATTTCGGTACGGCGATCAATCCGGTAAGCGTTCAGACAATGGCTTTACTCGTTGGTGACGAAAGCCTACAGTTCCGGTTTGTCGACAACATGACAACCCCTAACGAAGTAAGCCATGCGATAACATACGACACTGATACTAAGATTCTACATTCGGATGCCGGTATAATACAGCACATGACACTCGGAATATCGAGCCTTTCTGATTCACACGCCGCGTCGGAATACAAGTTCTGGACAATGACCACCTTTGATTCTGCCGCTCTTGACGATGGATCAGTGTCATATTATCTGTATGCTAAATGTTCAAAATCAGCCTCAACTGGTACTTTCATCCTTTCGCCGACTGCGATAAAGATGGAACAGGTAGACGGATATTATCATCTTCTTGTGGGTGCCTTAAATTCCGAATATAATTCTACACGTTCTTTTGTCACCCTGTACGGATTCAGCGAAATACTTCCTGGACGCATCACGGCAGACAAGATAATCAGTTCAGACGGTACACAATTTATCGACTGGGTAAAAAAGATCTTTAAGATAGGCGGAGATAATTCTAATTTCAACTACAACACACAGGGGGACGGTAAAGTCAGAATCAAGGGAGCAATCGTTCAAAGTCCGTCTGGTGATGAAGCGACAATAGCAACATTCCGCGGGACTTATTCGGAGGTTGCCACCTACTTTTTAGGTGACGAAGTGACATATTCGATAAATAATAGCACATCTACATACAGATATATCAATGACGTATCTTCGGTAGGCAAAATACCGGGGACGGATAACGACTACTGGAAAATCGTCGCACAGGGGAATTCGAGTTATATACATGTAGCCTATTCAACTGCAGCAGACGGTTCAACTGGATTCTCTACCACTGACCCCACGGGAAAGACTTATATAGGTACTTATTCTGATTCAAATGAAGCAGATTCAACAGACCCCACGAAATACACATGGGTGCTTATCAAAGGTGAAGTTGGCGAAACCGGAGCTACCGGCAACGGTATTTCTTCCTATTCTGTGACTTATCAGAAGAGTACAAGCGGTACTGATATTCCAACCGGTAGCTGGACCACGTCTATCCCTTCACTTGCAGCAGGAGAGTATTTGTGGACTAAGACAACCTTAGTGTTCACTGACAGTGCGAGCACAACCGCTTATTCTGTTTCGATGAAAGGTGAAACCGGTGAAACAGGTGAGACTGGGGCTACTGGAGCTACTGGAGCTACGGGTAACGGTATAAATTCTACCGTAATCACATATCAGGAAAGTGCTTCTGGCACCAGCGTTCCAACAGGTACATGGTCAAGTTCTATACCTTCAGTACCCGCAGGTTCTTACCTTTGGACGCGCACCATAATAACATATACCGACGGTAATACTAATACAGGATATTCGGTAAGCAAAATGGGGGAAACCGGCGCACAGGGGAATTATACCGAATACCGTTATGCAACGAATGACAGTCCGGCAATCGCACCGGATATAACCGTAACTGATACAATTCCTTCAGGATGGTCTATATCTCTCCCGACCGCAAACTTATATCAATATATCTGGGTGACAACGGCACAAAAGACATCATCCGGGACATTGGTAGGTCAATGGTCTGCACCACAACGGTTTACCGGCATCAACGGTCCGGCACTATCCCCTGCAGGCGTATGGTCCGCAAATGGTGTCTACTATGGCACATCGATGTTGGTTTCAGTCGTCAAGTATAATAATGTCTTCTATATCGCACGTTATGATGTCGGATCAACGTTCACATCATCAACAACGCCTGATAATGACACGGCACACTGGCAAACACTCGGCGCTAACTTCACCTCAATAGCCACCGGCTTGCTCTTGGCACAGGAGGCATACATTGAGAATCTGATCGTATCTCGGCTTGCAACATCATCGAATCCTTATGCTTTTATGCTCGCTACGCTTGACGCTGCGTTGGGAATATTCCGCAACAAGGCAGACAGCGCAAGCATCTCAAATGCCATGATAGCATTCGGAAAAGACATATCCGAGATGCAAGAAACGGGTGAGGCAAAACCGGCAATAGTCATCAAGGATACACAGTGGAAGGGTAATTACAATTCGTCAACTATCTACTATAAAGATGACCGGGTCTATTACGATCAGAACGATACCACATACAAATTCTCGCATGACTGGCTCCCAACGGAAACGCCGTCCGGTGGATTTACTCCCGGCAATTCTTCATATTGGACTACAATTGGTAGCGGTAATATGGGTGGAGGAAGCTATACCGAGGCAGGAAGTGAAGGAATGTTCTCTAACGGAAGCAACATTCAGGGCATACCATCTGTTTGGGGCATTGCCGCAAACTTTACTCTTGCAATGCTCCTTACAAAAAGAAATTTGGATAAGGACGGATTCTCGGCAGCAATATACGGTGTTGATCAGACATCTGATTCGGATACCGTTAACGCATCAAGATCATACGGTGGTTATTTCAACCGGCTTTTCATAGCATCTGAAATTGATAATGTCCTTTCAACTTCCGATTCCGCGGAATTGACATTGAACAAGACATCAAATCATACAATATGCTATTACGGAAGCGACGATAAGGTAATAGATCTTCCGGCAGTTACATACCGTGATGTCGGACTTAAATTCTTCATACGTAAATGCGGAAGGGGAAATATATGGATACATGCATATAATGGAGTTTCGATGATCGATTCCGACAACGGCGTGAAAACTGATAAGAAAATTCAGAATGCACAACTTTCCGTATTCATTTACGACGGAAACTATTGGATTTGTAATGATCAGAATTCTTAGTTTTTTATTAAAAATATATAAATTATTGATAATAACGTTTGTAAAACAAACATATAATAATAATTTTAATTAAATTTGAAATGAAAACAGATGATGATATGAAAACAGGATTTGCAAAGGGGATGATTAGTTTCTGCCTCGTCAGTATACTGGCATACTTAAAGCCTATTTCAGGTGATCTGCAGTCACTTATAGCCCTGTTTGCAATAAACTTTATTGTCGGGCTTCTGAACGGCCTCCTCGTACGAGGAGAGAGCTTCTCATATAAGAAGGCATGGCAATGTATCAACGAGGCTGTAATGTTCCTTATGCTTATTTGCTTTGCGTATTTTATCACTGAAAGGGTCGAGAATCAGACGGAAGGAATCAGGATCATATCATTTTTCGTTTGGTCTATAATCTATTTTTACGTTGTTAATATTATACGCAATTTATGTGGATTATTTCACCACCATCCTATTGCATATCGGACACTTAACTTCATCTATTATATAATCAGCATCGAATTTGTAAAAAGATTACCGGAGTTGGGTGATTATCTAAAAAAGGAGAAAAGAGATAATGAAAATGAAAGTAAGTAATTCATTTATTGACAAACTGAAAGAATTTGAAGATTGCCGGCTAAAAGCCTACCGGGACAACGGAGGCGTATGGACCGTTGGAATCGGTCATACGAATAATGTAAAGCCAAGACAGACAATAACGATGTCACAGGCAGTGGAGTTATGCCGGGATGACTTGGCCGAGAATGAACGATATATCAACAACCTTCACTTGCCGCTTTCTCAGGGGCAGTTTGATGCACTCGTAGATTTCTCCTATAATTCCGGAATAGGCAGCCTTCTGAAAAGTCGGCTTTTGAGGATGATCCGAGCAAATATCAATGATAAGAATATACCGGCCGAATTTATGCTTTGGGCACATGACCGTTCAGGTCGGATAGAAAACGGACTGTTAAAGCGTAAACGCTTCGAAGCCGACCTTTGGCAGTCACAATATTAAACATGATGAAGAAACTATTATTACTTTCAATTTGCCTTCTGCTGCTTTCATGCACTGCACAAAAGGAGGCATTTCAGGACGAACGTCCTAAATACTATCAGGAATATTTAGCCGGGGAAATAACGAAAGAGGAGTATCATTATCTATGCTCCGAACAAAAAGAATTGTTCAATTTTATAAAAAAATAATCATGAATATTTTTAAAAAAATCAAAATGTTATTCAGCAAACTGACTAATTGGTTCGCTAAATTGTTGAGTAAGAACGATGAAATTGTCAAGATGGCTGCTCCATTTGGAGTTAATATCTGTAATTTCATCAAAGAGTACAACGGGAATGATCTTGTCACAGCCTTGAAAGAGTTCATCCTGTCAACCGGTAATATCTACATGAAGACCGGTGTAGGAATTGCCGACAAACTTCTCTCGGATGAGAATATGGATAAGGTCATTGCAGCCCTGAATATTGCGGATAAGGCAGCAACGACAACGAATGTGGCCGACAAACTGACTCTTATACTCAATTATGTCAAATCATTGGAGACAAATCAAAAATCCGTTGCATGGACCACATTAGCTGCTATGATTACATCCGATTTGTCAGACGGGAAATTGAGTTGGCAGGAAATATATTCTATCGTAAAGGCTATCTATCAGACGAAGTCTAATTTGTAACGGATATGGACGCATATATTAAGGTAAACAATAAGGGCAGCGATGGTGGCCATTGGACCATCATCATACTTTTGGCCTTGCTTATCATTACCGGATGGTTCGCAGAACGATATTATAGTAAAGCAAAAAAGCAAAAAGCAATCAGCACCGCACTCTCCAAATCTTTAAACACACTACAGGATTCAGCCACCTTGTATAAGATAAGGTGGGCAAATGGGATAACGACACAGATGGCGGTAACACAGCCATTGCAGATTAAGAAGGATAACGCCAAAAAACTATTCCCTACAGATATTCGGATAGCAAAGAAGATGGGCGCCAAAAACGAGGATTTTAATTTTTTCTCTTCCGCCCGGACCATCACTAAGGATTCGATCAGGAATGTACCCGTATATGTTGATTCACTAAAATCTTTGTATTCAACCTTTGACGACGGTTGGACGCAGGTTAAGGTAACAATATTCCGGGACCATAAGGCGGATTGGGTTGTGCAAAATAAAGATACTATCTATTTGACGGACTACTATAAGCAGCATCACATTTGGTTTATCCGATGGCGCACCAGAATGGATAAGACCGCTATAACGACATGCAATCCGCACACACGTATAAGCTCTTTTAAGGTTATTAAGATAATACATTAATCATTTCATTTATTGTTTAGGATAGCTCCGCAGTGATGCGGGGCTATTTTTTATATTGATCCACATAATCAATTACCTTTCTGTTCGCTTCATCTACCTTTGCCCGATCATAATCAATATATATATCCGTTATCTTCGCACCGAACTCATGTCCGAGGGCCTGTGATATTATATCCTTTTCGATACCTATCTCGTATGCAATCGTGGCCCAGGTATGACGGGCATAATAGGTTGTCAGTCCGGGCCGGATCCTGTGAAGGTTGTCGTTCAACCGGTGCCTGTAGTTCTCATAATTACTGTACCGGTCGAGGATATTCAGAAGATGCCTTTTACCCCTGTATTTCTCGATTATCACTTGCGCCTCCGGTTCTACCTTGATAGAGTATAGCTTGCCCGTCTTTGCCCGACGGTATTCAACACGGCCGTTGTCTATCCTCCGAAGTCCGCAAAGGTCAATGATGTTGATGCCTATCAGATAAAAGATAAGCATGAATACGTCAACATATTGTTGCTGGAATGGGTTGCACGGATAATCCCTTATAGCCGTAAGTTCATCTATTGTAAGAGACCTCTTGACGGTTTCCTCGCTCCTTATTTTGAATTTCCTGAACGGATAATTGTTAGTCATATCCGAATTGATAGCGTCATTGAACACCGCACGGATATTCCGCATGTGGACACTCCGAGAGTTGACCTTACATGTCTTAGCAAGGTAACGGTTGAAATTATTCAACCAGTTGTAATTGATGTCCTCGAATGTCAGACGTTCAATTTTTGAATATGCTTTGATCCGGGATAGGGTATAGAGATAGGTGTGTTTCGTCCGTGGATTTGTCTTTGAATCTGCAAACTGTTTGAAATACTCTAGAAAGGATATTTTCTTCTTCTTTTCCTCGTATTTCTGCCCCGATACAACCGTCCGGATGCACTCGCTGAGTTCACGTGTCGACATGTCCTCAAGGCGCCCTGTCGATCGGAGTTCAAGAAGCTGCGTTTGTACGGCTATCTTAAGACCATCGAGATAATTATTAAGGTAATCCTTGTTAGGGTGCTGGACCACTGTTCCGAGTTGTTCATTCCATTGCGTTATGGAAAGATTAATATCCAGGGCAACCTGAAAATAAGTGTGCCTGTTCGTTATACATAATTTGAGAGGGAAGGTCAAATCAAGGCGTTCCTTGCGTACGTCAAGATGAAATTTTATTGATGCCATTTTCGACTAAATTTAGTTGCAGCTAATTTGCAGTACGACTGACCAAAAAGCCCCGAAATTAGCCCAAAATTACCAAAGTTTGTAAATATTTCCGACTTCATAGCAAGACCGTTAAGATATGACAAAAATGTATCATATTGATTATCAGACATTTACATCACGTGGGCGTTGACGGATTCGAACCGCCGACCCTCTGCTTGTAAGGCAGATGCTCTAAACCAACTGAGCTAAACGCCCTGATTTGCGAGTGCAAAGGTAGGACTTGTTTGCGGAAATTCCAAACCAGT